TAGGAACATCACAAGGTATAACTGATGAAGCTTATGTTAGAATTTATCGTTATGTGGTAGATAGAAACAAAGGTGCATTAGAATTATATGTGAATGTATTTAAAAATGAAGAAACTGCAAGATTATTAGAAACAAACATTTCTAATCGTATGGGTGCACCAATTCAAGAAAGATTTCTTGCAAAAGTAGATGCAATTCCGCATTGGCATTCTATTCCAATGGTAGAAACTGTTAGTGAAGTTATAGATGGTAGAGTATATGAAAAGAAAGTACCAAATTTCACAGAATTACAAGGACAAGATATATTTGCAAAAGCATATCCTTTGTTAAAAGCAAAAATAGCAGCAGATTTAATTGAAAGAAATGTAATTCAAAGTGCAACTGTTTTAGAAGATTGTTAAAATAAAATAAAAATGATAAGTTTAGTACAAAACAAAAATGTATTTGGTAAAACTGTAAATGTTGTATTCACAAATATATTAAGATACGATATAGATTCAGATGAGTGTGTATTAAGATATGAACTTAGATACAGAGACCCAAATAGAGAATCAGTAGCAATACCAGATAATGTTATTGCAAATGGTGAATGGAAAGTACCTACTGATGTTATTAATGCATGGAGTGGTAGTAACTTCCATCTAGCAGAGCAAATGTGTCAAGAATTTGATTTTAATGTAATAGAGCATCTAAATGGTTAATTCTAAAAATTAATATTTATAACTAAAATAGAAACAAAATGGCAATTACTTATACATGGCAAATAAGAGCATTATCAAAAACAAATGGTAATAATTTAAATGATGTAATCATCGGTACAAGATGGGAATGTAAAGGAACAGATGATGTGGATAATATTACTGGAACTTTTGCAGGAGCAACACCTTTCAAATTAGATTCAGTTGACCCTGATAATTTTACCCCATATAATGAACTTACCGAAGAAGTTGTATTGGGATGGATTAAAAACACTGTAAGTGGTTCATCTAATACAGGATATTGGGACCATATCAGCGAAAGAATCCAAAAAGATATTAATAATAAGAGAGGAACTATAAGAAATGTAGATGAATTTGACCTACCTTGGTCACCTACTTCTGGTTCTAATTCTGGTTCTTTACCAATATAACATCAAATTGAACTGAATTTAACTAATATCCAAAGCATGAATATTTGTTTTGGATATTTTCTTTATATTTATATGTGTATTTTTAGATGGAATACAAATTACAATAAAAACCTAATTGGAGAAATAAAATGGCAGAAAGAATCGTATCACCTGGCGTATTCACAAGAGAAAATGACCTTTCCTTCCTAGCGCAAGGAATTGGTGAAATTGGAGCAGCATTTATAGGACCTTTTAAGCAAGGACCTGCATTTGTACCAACAATTGTGAGAACACAATCAGAATTCGAAGATATCTTCGGAACACCTGATGGAACTTATTATACTGAATATGCAGTACAAAACTATTTAAGAGAAGCTGGTTCAGCAACAATCGTAAGAGTTGCTGGAGTTGGTGGTTATACTCAAGTTAAACCTATGGGTATTTTTGCATCTTCTTCTAAATGGACTGAAGCAACTGGTAGAGCACAAACATTAATTGGTGTTTTATACAATACTAATTTAGGACAGCAAGAAGTTGGTTTTCCAGCTGCTAATATAATGCCTGTATTTGGTGCAGATGCAACTGGTAGTGGTGCATTTTTACTTTCTGGTTCAAACCTATTACAAAGTGGATATTCTATTTCCGCTTCAATTTATAATGCCGATACTAATGACCTTTCTGATGTATTTGGTTCTTCTCCAATTGTAACTTCAGCATCTACTTCAAAGAAAGCTTATTCATACATTTTCTTTGAAAACACAGGTTCAGCATACGCAAACAGCGCATCAGCATCTATATTTGTAAAAGAATTACCTGACCAAGAATATACTGGTGATGAAACAACTCCAGCTTATTCTGAAGCATATACTCCTTGGGTTAAATCTCAAAACATAAGTGGTGAAAGATATGACCTTTTCCGTATAGCAACTTTAGGACATGGTACAAACTATAATACTAAATTTAAAGTTGGTATTTCTAATGTTAAAGCAGCTGGTGAAGATGGAGCAACTGATTACGCAACATTTACTTTAACAATTCGTTCTTATTCTGATACTGATAAGAGAAAAGTTGTTTATGAAACATTCAACAACGTAAACTTAGACCCAGCATCAGTAAACTATATTGCTAGAAGAATTGGTGACAGATATATCACAATTGATTCAGATGGTAAAATAACTGAGCATGGTGATTATGTAAACATTTCTAAATACATTAGAGTTGAAGTAGCTGAAGCTGGAGCATTCCCTGTATCAGCAGCACCATTTGGACACGCTGCATACTTTAATCCAATTAAAGTTGCAACTGCAGATGAATCTAAAGTTCCTGCAGTAGTATTCCAAACTGGTTCAGCAAACAATACATCTTCATCTCCAATTTATTATAGTGGATTTGATTTTGAAACAACTGGTGTTTCTACTGATAACAAACAATACTTAAAGCCACTTCCAAACGGAGTAGCAACTGGTAATAATAAAGTATTCGCTTTTGATAATAGTGCTTTAGGACTTTCATTCGAAATGACTGGCTCTACTTCATCTGATATGGCTAAGAGACAATTTATATTAGCATTCCAAAATGGTTTTGATGGTATGAACCCAACTATGAAAGCAGCTAAAGCTGGTGATAGTGAGTGGGGAGCAGCAAATCAGCAAGGATTTAATTGCGCAACTTCAACATCATCTGGTTCTCTTTCATACTTTAGAGCAATTAACGCTGTATCTAATCCTGATGAGTGGGATATTAATATGGTTGTAACACCTGGTATTGTAAGAAGCCTTCACCCAGCAGTAACTCAAAAAGTTATTGATATGGTAGAAGATAGACAAGATGCATTCTACATCGCTGATTTCAACGATTACGATGATACAATTACTGAAGCAACTACACAAGCAAACGCAGTTGATTCAAACTATGTAGCAACTTACTATCCTTGGATTAAGACTATTGATGTGAATACAAACAAATTAATGTCTGTACCACCATCAGTATTACTTCCTGGTGTTTACGCTCAAAACGATAGATTAGCAGCAGAATGGTTCGCACCTGCTGGTTTGAATAGAGGTGGTATCACTGGAGCAGTTAGTGTATTGAATAGATTAACACACTCTGAAAGAGATACTCTTTATGAGAACAAAGTAAACCCAATCGCAGCATTCCCTGGACAAGGTATTGTAGCATTCGGACAGAAGACATTGCAAGATAAAGCATCTGCTTTAGATAGAATCAATGTAAGAAGATTACTTATCACTGTTAAAAAATACATCGCATCTACATCTCGTTACTTAGTATTCGAACAAAATACTTCTGTGACTAGAGGAAGATTCTTGAATACTGTAAACCCTTATTTAGAGGCAATTCAACAAAGACAAGGTTTATACGCATTTAGAGTTGTAATGGATGAAACAAACAATACACCTGATGTAATTGATAGAAACATATTAGCAGGACAAATTTTCTTACAACCGGCTAAGACAGCTGAATTCATCGTAATTGATTTCAACATCTTACCAACTGGAGCAAGTTTCTCAGCATAATATGAAAAGAAACAAAGTAGATATTTATTAATATAAAATAAAAGGACAAGAAAATGGCAGAAATATTAGAGTTTAATCAGATGTTCTATACGAACTTTGAACCTAAGATGAAAAATAGATATGTGATGGAGTTCAACGAAGTTGGATTACCGGCATATCTTGTAAAAGCAGCTAACAGACCTACTATTCAATTTGAAGTAGTAACTTTAGACCATATTAACGTAAAAAGAAAATTGAAAGGTAAAGGTGAGTGGCAAGACATCACTATTACTCTTTATGACCCAATTGTTCCTTCAGCAGCTCAGGGTGTTATGGAATGGGTTCGTTTATCACATGAATCTATTACTGGTAGAGATGGATACGCAGAGTTCTATAAAAAAGATATTGATTTCTATATGTTAGGACCTGTTGGTGATAAAATTGAGCAGTGGAAAATTAAGGGTGCATTCATCAACCAAGCTAACTTCGGTGATGTTGCATTTGATTCTAACGAACCTGCAACAATTGAATTAACACTTTCTTACGATTACGCAATTCTTGAATTCTAATCAAAATAAAGATAAAAATAAAGGGATACTCAAAAGGTATCCCTTTTTTATTTCCAAATTTTTTAAAGTAATGTATTTATATATACAAAAATAAACATAAAGTTATGCAAGAAAAACAATATGATTTTCCAACGGAAGTATTAGACCTTCCATCAAAGGGGTTAGTTTACCCAAAAGACCATCCACTTTCTTCGGGTAGAATTACAGTTAAACATATGACTGCAAAAGAAGAAGATATTCTTTCAAATCAAAACCTTATTAAAAAAGGTATTGTTTTAGATAAGTTATTTGAATCAATTGTAGTTGATAATATTAATGTAAATGATATTATTATCGGAGATAAAAATGCTATTATATTAGTAACAAGATTATTGGGATATGGTGCAGATTATAATTTAAAATTTTACTCTCCATTAATATCCGAAACATTAGAAACAACTATTGATTTATCAAAAATTAAAACAAAAGAAATTGATTTTTCATCTTTTAAGAACAAAAATGAATTTGAATTTGTTTTACCTAGTAATGGAAAAAAGATTACTTTTAAATTACTTACACACGGTGATGAATTGGCTATTGAAAAGGATATAGCAGCTTTAGAAAAAATGGGTAAAGATGTATCCGCAGATATCACAACACGTTTAAGATATATGATTAAATCGGTAGATGGGGATAATAATATGGGAACTATTAATAAATTTATAAATGGAATGCTAGCAAAAGATAGTAGAGCATTTAGAGATTATGTAAAATCAATATCTCCAGATATGGATATGAATTTTGAATATGAACACGAAACGGGCGAAATGGAGGTCGTACCAATTACATTAGGAGTTGGGTTTTTTTGGCCTAGCTAGTGACCATAGCATGTATGTTCATAATCAAATATTTGAATTATTGAATTATGGTAATGGGTTTATTTGGTCGGATGTTTATAACATGCCAACCTATTTGAGAAATTTTTATTACAAAAAGCTTATTGAAGCTAAGAAAAAAGAAAATGAACAAATAAATTCAGCAAATTCACCCAAACCAAAATTACCAAAAGTTAGGATTAAATAACAAGTCCTAACTTTTTGTTTTATTGGATATTTATATCATATAAAGATTGTAAAATGAAAAAATATAAGATTTCACAACAAAATATAAATGAATTTATGGGATTTTTCGGTAATAAGAAAAAACCCAAAGATATTGATACAATTATAAAAAATGACCCGGTTTTGCAAAAATTAGATAGGGAGATAGGTGCTTTAAATGATAAAGCAGCTGAAAGATTAAAAAAAGACCCTATGGCAATGAAAGTGCTAAAAAAACTTGGTATTCAAATAATTTAATTTTTAGATGGCAGATAACCGTTCCATAAAGGATATAAACAAAGATTTAAAAAATCAGCAAGAGCAATTAAAAGCACTTAAAAAATTAGGTGAAGAAATTACGTCCGAACAAAAAAATCAAATAAGAAATCTTGAGAGACAAATTTCTCAAAATGAAAGAATAAAGGAACAAAAGCTTAATAAAATAAAATTAGATAAACTTGAAGCAAGAGAATTTAGTTCATTTGCTAAAAAGTATAAACAATTTGGATTAGATGTACAAAAGCAGTTATCGGGCACATCAAAATCAGGTTCTCTTTATTTAGATTTGGGTAGAGAAATAGCAGCACAAAAAAAAATACAAGCAAAATATGCTGAATCTGAAAAACAAAGTGAACAAGAATTAGCTGCTAGAGCAGCTGAAAGAGAAAACGCTTTTAGTGATGCTGCACAATCACTTGCTGAGCAAGCAAAAGCTACACAAAAAGCTGAAGATGATTTGAGAGGTATATCTGAAGTTGAAAGAAAAATTAAAGATATAAAAGAAAGTCAAGGAATTTATAATGCAATACAAAAGAAAAAACTTATAGAAACCTTACAATTAACTGAGCAATTACGATTAAAAGAAGAAAGACTAAAGCAAATTAAAGAAGAACAACAATCTTTATATGAGGCGTTACCAGATTCAATGCAACAAGGATTGGGGTTTGCAAAAAAACTTTTTGATTCTGTAAAAAATGGCGCAGTTGCATTTGTATTAATTTCTGGATTATTATTAGCAGGAATTTCGGCATTTACAAAATTAGATGATGCTGCGGCTGAATTTAGAGAAACTACTGGATTGACAAATTCCCAAATGGAAGGAATTAGGTCAAATGCTAATGAAATAGCAGGAACATTTGGAGAATTAGGTGTTGATGCAAAAGGTGTAATGGATACTGCGGCTGCACTTAAAACAAGTCTTGGTGATAGTGCACAATTTTCAAAAGAAACTTTAGCAGCATTAACAGTATTGGGTAAAAACTTTGGAATTACTGCTGAAAATGTTGGTAAAGTTCAAGGAGTATTTGAGCAAGTAGGTGGATTATCCGCAGAAACAGCAGCTAATGTTGGTATGCAAGCTGCAAATATGGCGAAAGTTGCCGGAGTAGCACCAGCTAAAGTATTTGAAGATATTGCAGAAAGTGCGGAAGCTGCATCTACTTTATTTAGAGGTGATATAAATTTATTAGCTAAAAACGCAGTTGAAGCTAGAAGATTGGGAACTAATTTAAAAGAAGTAACAAAAACTGCAGAAAGATTATTAGATTTTGAGGGAAGTATTGAAGATGAATTGGTAGCAGCAACATTTGTTGGTGGACAATTTAATTTGGGTAGAGCAAGAGCATTGGCAATGGAAGGTAAATTGGTAGATGCTCAAAAAGAAACATTAGCTCAAATTCAAAGAAGTGGTGATTTTAGAAAGCAAGATTATTTTACACAAAAACAATTAGCTAAAGCAGCTGGTATGAGTGTAGAAGAAATTAATAAACAATTAAATGCGCAGGAAAAGCTAAGTAGCTTATCAGCAGAACAACGAAAAGCAGCTGAAGAGGCAATAGAAGCAGGATTAGATATTACAAACATAAGTGCTGACCAATTAGCATCTGAAACGGAAAAATTCAAAGTTCAGCAAGAGAATCAAAAGCAAATGGATAAACTTTCAAATGCTTTTACAAGTATAGCAGCAACAGTAGGTAGTGTTATAACACCATTATTAGAAGCAGTAATACCTATTGTACAAACCATTCTAATTCCAATTCAATTTGTTGCAAATTTGTTTAAAGAAATTGTGGGTAATATGTTTATTTTATTACCTATGTTAGCAGCAATGGGTATATATTTGGCTGTAGCAAAAAAGGAAGCAATTCAATTAGCTTTTGCAAATTTAAGAGGTGCTATAACTGGTATATTTAAATCATTTGCACAAATTCCTTTGGGTATTGGTATTCCTTTGGCAATTGGTGCGGTTGCTGGGTTGGTAACAATGTTTTCTAAATTTAATAAAGCAGGTGATATTGATTCCCCAGCGGATGGTACTACAAGAGTTTCTACTAAAGAAGGTGGTTTATATGAACTATCTAAAAATGATGATTTAGCAGCAGGACCAGGAATTTCTGATAAATTAAATGGTGGAGCAGCTGGGGGTAATTTAAACTTAGCAGTATTATCAGCACCGCTTAACGCAATGATTGGTGAATTAAAAGCACTTAGAGCAGATTTGGCAGCTGGTAAAATAGCAGTTAATATGGATGGTGTAAAGGTTTCGTCTGGAATAGGTAAAGTAGTTGATGGTTCTACTAGAAACAATTTTGCTATGGCTCAAGCATAAAATAATTAAAAATGCCAACATTAGAAGAATTATTTAAAACTAAAAAATTAGACGGGAATCAAACCGCAGAACAAAAATACGATATTAGGAATAGTAAAGATATTCCTTTAGGCGGTTTTATTATTGATAAACTACGTCGAAGTGGTTTGGCTAATAGAACTAAAGAAACTTTAATTGAAGAAGAATTAATTGGTTTAAGAGCAATAAGAGGATTACGTTCACCAATAATATATGGTACTGATATTTTAAGATTAAAAGAAAAATCAACTCCTGTTTTGAATGATATGATAAGTGATACAAGAAATGGAGCTGGTGTTGAAGTTAATGGTGGACTTGTTGGTGGTATATTAAATAATGTAACAGGTGGTAAAATAAAAAGTTTACAAGATGTTAAGCAAAAAGCAAAGAATGTTGTAAAGCAAGTATCAAAATCATTAGGAATTGATTTTCCTGAATTAAAAATACCATCACGAATTATATTAGATAATGATTTTAAAAATAAACAACCAAGTGAAACTAATGAAGTTTTATTAAAAATAAAGAAGCAAGGCCAAGGAAATCTGCCAGGCCAATTATTATCATCTGCATTTAAAAGTAAAACACCAAACCAAATAGGACAAAATATAAAAGGTGAGGCAATAAAATTAGGAAAAAAGAAACTAAAAAACTTTTTATTTGGAAGTGAAGAATTTGAATTAGGTAGTATAGGTATTCAGAAAAACATAGGTATAGGAAGAAACCGACCTACAAACCCTGATTCATTAACTGTTTATGGAAATAGTGATGATGTAAAGGCAAGTAATTTAATAAATGGTATATTACCAAAATATTCAAAAACTTTATTACCATCCGATGATGATATTAAAAGAAGAAATGATTTATCGTATGTATTACAATCTAGATATAATGATTTGGTTGCACTAAATACAGGCATTTTAACAACATCTACTCAATTTGTTAGTATTGGGGGTGTTGAAGAAGTTAAATATTCTAAAACAGATGGTGTACCAAACGGAGCTGGATATCGTAAAGAAAAAAATGTTGAAGTACTAAGAGGAATGAAAAATGGTTCTGATTTTTTAAATAGTTTAGAACCTTATTCGGCACCAAACGGAGAACCTCAAAAAGATGGTGCTGATAAACTTTACGAAGATTATGATTTTGTTCCTTTAAAATTTTACTCAATTGCCAAAGAAATGGCTGTTAATTTTAGAGCAACAATAACTGGATTGAGTGAAAGTTTTGCACCCGAATGGGAAAGTAATAAAACTTTAGGAAATCCTTTTAGTTATTATACATATGGTGGAGTATCAAGAAGTGTAACTTTTAATTTTAAAATATTTTCTTTGAATGCAAAAGAACACAAATCGGCTTGGGAAAAAATAAATTTCTTAACGGGTTTAGTATATCCTGCGAATGGATTGGGTATAAGCGGACAATTATTTACAACCCCACCATTTTTAAAAATTACATTAGGGGATTTATATAAAAATTCAGAAGGATTTATAGATTCATTAACTTATAATATTGATGATAATACACCTTGGGAAATTGGATTTGATTTATCCGATGAAGATGTTACTAATTATAAATTACCTAGAATAATAAGTGTTGATATGACATTTAAATTTGTTGAAACTATGGGTGAATCTTATAGAGAAGAAGAAGGTAAATTTATAGCAAATAGATTTTATTCATTTGGTGGTGTTTCAAAAGAACAAAAAACTAAAACACAAATTAGTACCGGAGCTAATACCGATGGTAGTAAAAAAGATATAAAATCAATAGGTACTGCAAAAGATAATAAATCAGACATACAAAGTGATATTAAAAAATCAACAGAAACAATTGATAAATTGACTAAAAGGCTTAATAAATCAGACATACAAAGTGATATTAAAAAATCAACAGAAACAATTGATAAATTGACTAAAAGGCTTAGAAAATAATATATGATTAGTAGATATCAAAATAACGAAACAAAAAATACTTCCGATGGTAGAACTGTCTACAAATCTGTAATTTATCCAAATATAGAATTGAGAGATACGGATATTTATGTAGCAACTGAATTGGGTGATAGATTAGATACATTGGCTCATCAATTTTATGGTGACTCATCTCTTTGGTGGATTATAGCATCTGCAAATAATATTCATGATGCACCTTTATCTTTAGTGGAAGGAACTATATTAAGAATTCCTCAAGCTTATATTGATATAATAAGAAAATTTAAAAATATTGATTTTTAATGTGGCCGCAGCTTACAAACATAGAACCAAATATAGTAGAAACAATAAAATCAAGAAAGGATACAAAAGTTGCTTCAAAATTAAATCCTTGGGTTAGAATAATATCAGGTGCCGTTGTTGGTGGCGTTAAAGGTTTGGTTGTACAATCTATAAATGATTTTAAATTATTTGCAGCAACGGGTGAAAATAAAGCTTCAATCTATGGTAATAAAGATACATCTGGAGCATTAGGATATGATTTAGCAAATAAAAATGCTATCGGCTCAATGGGGGAGCAAAGAGGATTTAGACCTTCACCAATTATAACATCTTTAACTTGTAAAGAAGGTAAAGACCAAATATCAAGAGAATTAGAAATTGGTATAAAATGTTTTACTAAAGACCAAATGGAAACTCTACAGTCTTTTTTACAAGAGCCTGGTTATAATCTTTGTGTAGAGTGGGGATGGAATACACCGGATGCTCTTTCCGAAAGTATCAATACTCAAGAAAACATAGATACAATTTTAAATAAAATAGCTGATAGGTGTTTAAATCAAGACAATATTCATAAAGTTAGAAAAAGTTCAAATGGTCAATATGATATTTTTTTAGGATTTGTGGTTGGTGGAAATATTAGTTCTGATGGAGAAGCATTTAATATGACGGTAAAATGTAAAGGAGCTCCGGGCTTACCTACTTTTTTACAAACACATAAAAAAACACAAGAATTAGATTCAAAGGGAAAGGTAGTAGATAAACCAACTATTAATCCATTTCCTGCATCGGAAACTTTACAAAATGAAGATACCGCTGCGGTTGTTGGAAAACGAAGATTTAAAAAAATGTTCAACGATTTACCAACAGAAAAACAAATCAAAGAAATCAAAGATTTAGTTGATACTGTTAATGTTGAGTATAATCAATTTGATTTTATTAATTTTGATGAAGTAATAAATGAAGCTTTATCTTCTGTTGAAAGTGATGGTAGTTGGGATTTTTTAAACTGGTTTGGTAAAAAAGATATAAAGGTAGGTACAGCAACACTAAAAAAAGAAGCACTTTTTCCTGAACAATTTAGATGGATTAGTATGAATTTAGCGGCTAAAATTTTAAATAAAAACGGAATTTTAAATGCTTATAAAATTAGAGATAAGGAAGTTAAATGTATGATTGATATTTCCGAATCTGTAATTGGTGGATTCCCATATATGTTTTCAATTAAACCGGATAAATTACTTATACCAGGAACGTTACCACCATTTTATACATATTTTTTAAGTACTGTTGATGTTAAGCAAGAAGCAAATGGTGTTATTAATGGTGTAGCACCGGTCGATTATCATTTGGGTTGGAATAATATTAGATTTCCAATGGAAGAAGCATTAGATAGCTACGGATACAAAGAAGAAGCTAAATATTGGGGATATTTAAAAGATTTATATATTAACTTTGATGCGTTTAAATCAAAATTAAATCAATCAAATAAAAATATTAGAGAAGTTTTTTTAGATATATTGAATGAACTTTCATCTGGAGCAAATTCATTTTGGAATTTTCAAATAGTAGAAAAGAAAAAAGATAATGGTGATATTATTTTAACTGTTATTGATGAGAATTGGGTTGGTAAAAATAATCAAAAAGAACCGCCGGTAAAATTTGTACATAGTGGTATTGATTCGGCATTTTTATCAGCAGACTTAGATATTAGTATTCCTGCGGATATGACAAATGCTGTTGTAGCAAGAAGACTATCTTTAGCAACAAATCCAGAATCACCAGTAACAAATCCTGGTGAATTATTTAGAGCTGATTTAGATATGTTTATGGGAAAAGTTACTTTAGAGGGTGCTGGTACGGGTGATAAAAAAGAACCTGACCCACCGGTTGAAACTGAATCTGAAAAACAAGCTAAAGTAGTTGAAAATGCAGAAAAACAAATTAGTGATATTGATGTAAAGTTAAACGAAAATCAAAAGTTACAAAATGACCTTATAACTAAATTTAATGCACTTAGATATGGACAGGATGCAGAAAAAGCACAATTAGAAGCTGATATTGCAAAATTACGTGCTGAAAAAGGTAAACTTTATGATGAAAAAAATGTTGCTATAACAACTAGAAAAGATGCATGGGTAAAATATGATGCTGCCGTTAAAAAAGAAAAAGAAGATAAAGAAGCAGCAGAACAGGCAAAACTAACTGCAAATTTTGATAAAATTGTAATAGTAGCAAATCCAGCATACGGAAGAATGAGCTTAACTATTTCTAGCGTTAAAGATAAATCAGCATTTCAAAATTATTTAAGAATTTACACATTACAAGATGGTAATTATTTTGATAGATTGAAAAATGATGCTTTTTCACCACAAGGTACGGGAAAAAATAGTAGATTATCCCAACCATTACCAATTAAATATACATTTACAACTATGGGTATTACTGGAATTCGTAGAGGTGATATGTTTAATGTATTGGGTATTCCTGAAAAGTACGCAGACCATGGAATGTTTCAAGTCACACAAGTTGAGCAAGAATTAAATGGTATGGAATGGAAAACTACAGTTACCGGTGAATATAGACAATTTAATTCTTAATATATGGCAATTTACAAGTATCAATATAACAAAGTAGTAAATACAAAAATAGAAACTGATACAGAAATAATTTCTTATTCGCCTATTTTAGATGAAATAGATTATAAAAACGGATATTTTATTAGATATTTTTCTCAAAAAACAAATGATAAGAATGGATACATTTATGAAGTAGATAGTACAACATATACAAAATTAATAGAAAATCCATTTTATACATCTGTAAGTTTAAGATGGAGAATATCTGGAACTAACGAAGAAATAGCTCAATCAAATTCTAAATCGGTTTCTTTGGTAGCTAAAATAATACCAGCATTACCAAAACGATTGGGTAATTTATTCCAATTTAAGCAATAATAAAATTTGGAATTACCATAATTTTTTCGTATATTTACATAATTATTATATGGGGATGCCTTGGAATTGATTGCGATGAGAGGCGTAGTATCACACGTAGTGGGATGGTTCTCAAACCACTTTAATAACGGAATCAACAAATAAACGCAGAAGAATTATCTTCTTGGACCTTCGATGACTTAATGGCATTCGTAGGTGCTGATTACGCTGTAGCAGCCTAATCCCTTCCGCATCACTCGTGGAATTTAAAAAGAAGTGAACACTAAGTTTACTGAAACTATAAATCAGTTGGTGGTAGCGCTGTTCTAACCAAACGGCCCCAATTATTTTGGAAGGTGAATAAGATTAAAC